TTTTTTAGTATCGTTGTTTTATGGACTATGTATGAGTTCTTTAAGATGCGAGAAGAAAATGATAAACCTAACGAAGGAGAGAAAAATGAAACTAAATTGCACAGAAGAAGTTAGGGCAACATTGTTTGCCTATCCAAAAAGTCGAGATAATGCAATGCTATTAATCGGATTAGTTTGGGATGCTCAATTAGCTGGTAAGAACATTGATAGGTCTAATCTGATAGGTGTATTAACTTCTGGCTATGTATCTAATCCAGAGTCAATCAGACGAATAAGTGCTGTATTGCAAAACAAACATTCACATTTGCGTGGTGAGAAGTGGATGGATCGTAAAAGACACGCTAAAGATGTAATTGAACAAATCCGTAATATTGAGGGAGAAGAAGATGCAAGATAAAGAATATGCAAAAGGTATTTATTTTAATAAGCCAAAGATTGAATGGAAAAAATGCGAGATAAGCATTGATAAAAGAATGTTGATTGAATGGCTAAATACTAAGATTGATGATGGAGAGAAATATCTTAAATTGGATGTTAAAGAGTCTAAAGACGGAACTAAGTGGTATGGTCAAGTTAATGATTGGAAGCCAGATAATGAAAGCGACCAAAAGAACAGAACTGAAATCCCTTCACAAGAGCCTAAAAAGGCATTTGAAGATGAAATTCCGTTCTAGTGATGAAGGACAGACAATACTTTACTTTTCTAAAGTCTTATTGCGATATTTATGCACATCTAAATGACTCTCAAAAAGTCGCTTTTGTTGATGCAATAATTGCCCACCAAATGAAAGATGCAGAACTTGATGAGATTAAATTTGAAGATACTATACTAAATATCGCTTGGGCTGGTATAAAGCACTCTCTGGCGAAAGCTAAGGCTCAATATCTTAACGGAAAAAAAGCCAAAACGAAGCCAACTGGAAGCCAAAAAGAAGCCAAACCCAAGCAAATAAGAAATAAGAAGAAAGAAATAAGAAATAAGAAACAAGAAGTAAATATAAATATAGAGGAGTTTGTGCCAAACCAAGTTTCAGTTAATGCGTGTTTGAAAGAATACCCAACTTGTAATGTGGATGAACTGGTTGATGATTTTAAAGATCAAGCTAAAAATCGAAAAGCCCCGTTCAAGGATTTGCAATCTGGCTTTAGAAATTATGTTAGGAAGGGTTGGGTATCACCAAATACAAAAAAGTCGCTAGAATCGCATTCTGAGAGAGCTAAGGCTATAATGAATCCATTATTGAGGGTACAAAAATGACATATACGGAACAAGCACAGATAATTTTGGGATATATTGAAGTTCGTTATCCAAATTCTTATGGTCGAAAAGTTGATAAAGATGCAGAGCTAAATGTTTGGGCAACAGAACTTAGCCGAAAAGAATTTAAGGCTATGGATTTGACCGAAAAGAATATTTACAATGCGTTGGATTATCATTCTGCAATGACTAACAATTCTGGTAAACCACCGAGCGTGGATCAGTTTTGCCAAGCTTTAAAGAAGTTTACTTATAGAGAATCAACTAAATTAGAAGTTCAAGAGGTTGATTGGTACAGTAAGTTTGATAGACAAGATAATCGGGGTAAGTTTTGTTTTTTTATCAAGAATCAATTTGTTCCACCAGCGTTAAGATGGTATGCAAGAAAGTGGTTTGAGAAGCATACTAATTTTGATGATGAAAATATACAGAGGTTAATAAATGGCAGACTACCAAAATAAAATCATTAAGATAGAGTATAAAGATATTGGTTATGAGATTAAGAAATTAGGTCTAACCAAGAAATATGTTGCTGATTTATTAGGCATAACAACACAAGCTCTTTATGAGCGTATTAAGCAGAATAAGCCAAGCATACATTGGGAAATATACGGGATTAGTAATTACTTTGCTAATGACGATAACTTATTGATTAATAATGAAAAAATACAATGTAGAACTGAATCTACCATTTCCACCGAGTGTCAATAGTTACTATCGTTCTATACCAAGAGGAAAACATTGCCAAGCAATAATTAGCCAACAAGGTAGAGTTTATAAAGAACGAGTACAATCTTTTGTTGGATCAAGCAATGTAACTGATAAACGATTGATGGTTAGGATTAAGATTTGGATGCCAGATAACCGAGTTAGAGATTTGGATAATTACTTGAAAGCGTTGTTGGATAGCTTAACTGGATGCGTTTGGTATGATGATTCACAGATTGATTGCATAGCTATTGGCAGAGAAGAAGTGCTTAAAGGTGGTAAAGTTAATATTATAATTAGCGAAATATAATTGACGAAACTTGACACATAAAAAGATGAAACCAATTAAAGAAGCAATGTTACAAGCCTTAGAGAGTACATTAGGTGTTGTTAGTCCAGCTTGTGAATTAGCTGGTATATCTAGGCAAACACATTATGACTGGTTGAAAGATGATGAGGAATATGCACAACAAGTTAAAGCATTAGAAGATGTAGCTATTGATTTTGCTGAATCATCATTGCATAGTCAGATCAAAGATAAGAACCCAACATCAACTATCTTCTATCTAAAGACTAAAGGCAAGAAGCGTGGATATGTTGAGAAGCAGGAAGTAGAATCTAATATCATTACTGGTATTAAACTGATTGATGATTGATTATGTCCTTTAAAATAGATGAGGTTGCAAGTTCTGGTAATGACGAGTATTACACACCAGAGTATGCAATCTCACCACTTATTCAATATCTTAAAGATAAAGAATTTAAAACAATATGGTGTCCGTTTGATACTGAACGCAGTCATTATGTCAAAATGCTAACAGCAGAAGGATTTAAAGTGATCAACACACATCTAGACAGAGGTGATGACTTCTTCTTTATGATTCCACCAGAATGTGATTGTATTGTTAGTAACCCACCTTACAGTATCAGAACACAAATCATAGAACGCCTATACAACATTGGTAAACCATTTGCTATGTTATTAGGTGTTGTTGGTTTGTTTGAAAGTCAAAAAAGATTTGGTATGTTTAGTCGATTTCCAGTAGAAGTAATGTATTTCGATAAGCGTATTGCATACTTCAGATCTTATGAGGATCAGAAACCATCTTTTAATCCACCATTCAGTAGTGTTTATCTTTGTTCCAATGTATTGCCAAAACAAATGATATTTGAAACAATACACAGATGATTAAAGACATCTCAGTATTAAAGCACCAGAAAGAATTTATTAAATCTAAATCTCCATCAACTGGTTTGGTTGCTGGGTTTGGTGCTGGTAAATCCTATGCTGGTACACTCAAGACTATTATTCAGAAGCTCAAGTATCCTACAGTTAAAGTAGCTTACTATCTACCTACTTATCCACATATCAGAGATATTGCATTCGAGAAGTTTCCAGAGATGTGCGAGGACTTAGGACTTTACTATCAGTTAAACAAGTCAGACAAAGAACTAACAATACAAGGCTATGGATCAATTATCTTTAGGAATATGTCAGAGCCAGAGTATATTATCGGATACGAGGTAGGTTATAGCTTAATAGATGAGTGCGATATATTGCCAAAGATTAAGATGGCTAAAGCATTCAAGCAGATATTAGCTAGGAATAGAACCAAGCTACCAGATGGATCACCTAATCAAGTAGATGTAGTAGGAACACCAGAAGGATACAGATGGTTCTACTCAAGATTTGTAGAACACGCAAACAGTAACTATAAACTAATCCGAGCTAGAACAATGGATAACAAACATCTGCCACCAGATTATGTTGATAAGCTCAGAGAAGATTATGATGAGAGATTGTTAGAGCAATACTTAATGGGCGAGTTCATTAATGTTAATGGCTCTGCTGTTTATCATCAGTTCGACAGAGAAACACACATCATTAAGGATAGAGATATAGATACTAGATACCCACTATTCATTAGCTGGGACTTCAATATCAATCCGTACAATGCAGTCTTTCTCATACAATACATAGATGGTGTTGTTTATATAGTGGATAATGCTATCAAGAAAAATGCTCCAGTAGTTGATACGATTGATTATCTGAAGCAAAAGTTTGGCTATCTTGGAAGTTATCTTTATCAAGCTACAATCTTTGGTGATGCGAGTGGTAAAGCTAGATCACAAGGTACAGCACAAACAAATTATGATTTAATTAGAACCGCTGGGTGGACAAAGTTTAATATTAAGACCGCTAACCCTAAAGTTCAAGACAGAGTGAATGTATTTAATTCAATGTTGCGAAATGCAAAGGGTGATGTTAAGATACAGATATGCTCACGCAATGCCGAGTTAATTACGGACTTAGAGCAGATGTCTTATAATGATAGGGGCGAAATAGATAAGTCTAACCCAGACTTGAGCCACGCTACTGATAGCGTTGGTTATTATTTAGAGAACCAACATAGGCTAATAAAGCCTAGAGAATTAACAGCACAATACTCATTATGATAGTTAATAAATACAGAAAAGATGATATTCGCTCTATCGACTTACACGCTAAGAATAGATTAGAAAAGTTTAAGTTGCGTTATGAAATGTATAACGACAACTACAGAGAACAGATAATCTGGAAGCTAGGCGAGATATACAGAGCTTTTTCACAATTAAAGCTAGATGTACAGATCAATGATAACTACAACATATACAAGCAAGTAGTCAATGCTATATCAAATGTATATAGCTTTGGTGTTGATAGAGAGTTCGATAATGATGCTATTGGTGAGCTGTATAACAAATTAAGAATTAACAAGACAATGGCACAAGCCAATCGTTATCTTAATGCGTTCAATGATTTACTGATTCAAGTAAGTTGGGATGATAAGAAGCAACAACCTAAGATAATGCTAAGACTCCCACACAACACAGAAGTTGAATGGGAACAGAACGAAGTTAAGTCTGTTAAATACTTTGTTGAAATGACAGATGATAATGAAGAACTATGGGCTTACTGGTCTGATGAAGAACACTACTATGTCTTGCGTGGTAAAGAAGCAGATAAGAAGATAGCTATCAAAGATAACGAAGAAATGGTTAATCCATTTGGCACACTACCATTTGTCTTTATGCACAACGGGTGGCGAGATGAAAATTTTTGGGATATGTTTACTGGTGATGATCTTACTGGTGGAACTATTGATATGGCAGTCCACCTTACATTTCTCAATCATTTAATTAAGACACAATCATTTAAACAGTTAGTAGGTAAAGGCGATAATGTGGGAGAGTTACTTGGTCAAGTGCTTGATCCATTATCTGTGCTAACACTAACTGGACAGAACACAGAGATTGATGTCTTAGACTTACAAGCTAACTATGAGCAACTACATAAGGTTGCACAAGACTTGGCAAACAATATTGCAGTTAATTATGGAATCAGCCCGAGCCAATTTAGAATGACTGGCTCAGTATCATCTGGCTTTGCATTGCAGATGGAGAATATGAAGCTGGATAGATTTACTGTTGAGCAACAACAAGACTTTAAAGTCTATGAGCAAGAGTTGTTTGGAATGATTAAGATGGTAAGTGATTATTATGGCAGTAGCTTAGGTGATGGTGATATGTTTGTTGATTTTGTAGAACCAAACTATCCAACATCAGAATCAGAACAATTAACTATCGACCAAACTAAGATTGATATGGGATTGACTAAGACTGTTGATATTATGATTAAGAGAAATCCAGACTTAACAGAAGAAGAAGCTAAAGCATTAGTAGCAGAGAATCTAAATGCTAGAAATGATATGCTGAATAAGACTGCTAATATTTCTATAACAACTGATATACCAGAGAAGCTATGAGCATAAAGGCATTGATAGATGCCAACCAAGAAGAACTAGAAGATATTATCAACAAGCTTGATAAGAGATTAGAAGAAGTCTGGCGAAAGGTAAATCAATTAGCAACAGTTCGTATAGCTAACATTGTTGATATAGATGAGGTAGTACAGTTCGATATTATCTGGCGTGGTATCTTAGAAGAAGCTGGTTACTACAATCTAATGCAACGCTATGTCAATACATTGGATGACTTACAAGCATCACTCAATGAAGTATTAGATGAAGCTGGATTGTTAAGGTCGTTATCAAATGACCAACTTAAAAGACTAACAGCAATCAAAGAGTTACAGATTAAAGGCTTAGAGCAAATAGGCATTGATGCTGGACTTGCACTAAAGCGTGGACTGTATAACAATCTCTTAGCTGGTAAGACTAAAGCTGATTTGCTAGATGCAATATCAGAACAGTTATCGGGAACTAAGTATCTATCTTATTCAAAGACTTATGCTAATACAGCAGTCAATGATTATCGACAAGCCAGTATGAATCAAAGAGCTGAACAGTTTGCTGGTGATCCAGATATTGTTTGGATATATGATGGCAATGATATTGACAATGTAACTAGACCATTCTGTGAAGATATACTTACATCTAACAAAGCTTACTCAACAGAACAGAAAGATATATTAGAGAACGCACCAGAGAGGGCGTGGAACTGTAGGCACTTCTTTACATTCATTAGTAGAGCAGATGCTATTGAACTAGGATATGAAATAGACGAATGATTTATAAGAAACCCAATTACGATAAGATGCGTAAGAATGTTCAGTATAGAATTAATCGAGCTATGGAAACATCAGCTAACTCTACATTGAAGTTAATGAAAACTAGAATCAAGCGTGGTGTTAATCATAAAGGTGGCAAGTTTAAATCATTGAGCAAAGACTACCAAGATTATAAGAAGGATCAAGGTAAGCTACAGATGTTTGAGTTCTCTGGTGATATGCTTAGATCACTAAAGACTAAGGTTAAGAAAACTAAAGATTCAGCTAGAATTATTATGGACTTTGATGATTCAAATGAGAACGAGAAGGCTTATCAAAACATCTATACGCATAAGAGAGATTTTATGCAAGTGAGCGACAAAGAAATTGACCGAATAGTACGCAAGATTGAAAAGGAGTTGCTACACATTTAAAATATGTTAATATTAAGCTACTTTTATTACAATTAAGAGGTAGCTATGGCTGACGAGCAAAATACGGAACAAGTCGAAGATACACAAGATACGACTCAAAATAATGATGATGTGGTTCTAACGCAATCAAAACTTGATTCACTTATTGACAAAGGATATAGCAAAGGTGTTAAACGAGCTAAGTCCGAGTTGGAAGAAGAATTAGGGGTTGATATTGAACAAGCCAAAGAGTTAATTAAAGCAAAGCAAGAAGCAGAAGAAGCTTCTAAATCTGAACTAGAGAAACTAATGGAACAGAAAGCAATGCTTGAAAAGACTGTTGAGAGCTTGGAATCGACAAACAAGAATTTGCAATATGATATGCAGATTCAGCAAGTCGTTGCACAAAATGGGATTAATGATGGTGATTACTTCAAGCATCTACTACAGCAGGAATCTGCTAAAGAAGATTTTGATATGACTGCCTTTATGGATAATCTCAAAGGTGAGAAACCTTATTTGTTTAAGAACGGAGTTCAAGAGCAGTTAAAGGTTGATGCCACATCTAACAAAGCATCTTTGGATGTATCGAGTCGGATTGGTAATGCAACTTCAATGGCTGAACTTTATAAACTCCAACAAGAAATGACTTAATTTTTCAAGGAGAAAAAAATGGCTGTAAACACTAAAAGCGTTTTGTCAGATTCAGCAGTTGATTTAATGAACCAAGCTGTTATCGTATCTGGACAAACAGTAAATCGCCTAGACAACTATGCGACTATTCGTCAAGATGATCAAGCATCATCTATTTCATTCACAGTATTTTCAAGACTATCTGTAGCTACTACTGCTTTAACTGATGGTACTGAAGCTTCATCTACTTCAATGACTGATACTAAAGTAACTGCAACTCTAGCTGAGTATGGTAATGTTATTACTACTACTTCTCTAGCCAACATTGCAACTGCTGGTAAAGCTGATCTAGCTGGTGCTGAATTAGTTGGTATCAATATGGGTGAAACTATGGAAGCTCTAGGTCTTGGTGCATTAGAAGCTGGTTCTAACACTATCTCAGCTGATACTGCTGGTACT